AGTGAATTTGGGTCGTCTTTTTCTACATAAAAAGAAAGAGTATCATCATTTGTTGCAGTTCTGACAATTCTATAAAGATGGTCTGTATTAACACCAATTACGAACTTCGGAGTATCGTGATTATACGAATACTTTTCAAATTTATCTGCATAAAGGCGAAGGTGCACTAGAACAGTTCTAGTATTATCCATTGCAACCATGCGTATTCCATCCTTGTCAAAAAGAAGTGACATCTCAACTAGAATTGAACGCAAAGCTTCAATCAAAGTTCTAACAGCACCTGTCTGTACAGTTTTTGCTTCTACGCTGAACATTTATATGTATTAAAAGTGGTGCGTTTAAAAGCTAAGTTACTTAAAAAAGTTCCAGAATCCAACGTCTTCGGGAGTCCTTTTTGGCTCTTCTGAATCAGAGTCGGAACCCTTATATACGTTTTTCATAGTTGCATTCTTTTTTGCAGAAACAATGCGTCCGTTCTTATTCTTGATCAAATCATCCTTTTTAAGACCACCGGCCGTTTGCTCTGCTTTTCCATTCCACACCTGTCTCCGAGAACCACGCTTTAACGTTTTNGATGGCATTTATTTCTAAATTTGAAAATCGTTATCGACTTTTAAATTTAAAAATTGAATATTTAGCTCTACGCTTAGTTGGAGTACGCAAGACCACCCATACCCGACATAACACGGAGAACGTTGTAGTTGAGTGCATAAACCCGAACCTGAGCCGTGCGCGCTCCAAGTACCGTGTTGAGCGATACCGTGAGCTGGAGCGTNGCCTTGTCGATGCGCGAGAAGTTGCACGTGCCGGAAGGCTGGTGCTCCTCGGGNCGNAGGGCGAACGAGTAGCAGTTGATACCCGTCGAAGGCGTGCGGCTGTGGTGCTGGTAAGGCTGTACCTTGTCGAAGTACGAGCCCTCGCGCTCTACGAAGCGGTCCTGGCCGTTGAGCTGGAGCTTGCAAACCGATACGGGGTTGCCGCCCTCGCAGCGGACACCTGACCCAAGGATTACCTTGGCAAGGAGGTAGTTGACACCCGAGTCGAAGTTCGCGTCGGCACCAACCGTGCCCGTCGCCGTGGCACCGCCAACCGCGGTCGAGCTTGTCGAGAATGCACTCGTGGGGTTGCCGCCAAGAGCCATTGATCCCTGGGCGCTCGACGCCGTACCGCCAGCTCCGGCAAGAAGAGACGTGATGATACCATCCGTTGAGAAGTCATCCGAGTAGTTGAAGGGCTGCTGGCCACCGACAGCCGCAAGCCAGCTGGGGTATGAGCAGTCGACGAACGAGTCGCGCTGTACAACCCAGAGAAGCTCCTTGACGGGGTGGTTAAAGTTGAGCTGAACCTTGTTAGACGAGCTCGTGATTGACTCAGCGCCCGTGTACTGTACCTGCTCGATGAGGTACTCGTGGCTCTGCTGGGCGAAGCGGCGGCGCTCCTCCGTATCGAGGTAGACATAGTCAATGAAGAGCGAGGCAGCGGCAAGTGACTGGGCCGCTGGGCGAGTAGGTACACCAGACGCTGACGCGAACGTGCAGTTCTCCCACGTCTCGAAGTCTACGTTGATGCGAACCTCGTGGTACTGGAGGGCGATAAGAGGAATCGCTACACCAGGGTTGCGGCAGAACCAGAACTGAAGAGGAACGTATAGCGTCTTCGCGGGCGTACCAGCACGCGTTACGCACGACTGCGTAACTTCCGTGGCCGAGCACGTCGAATCAAGGGCAACGCCAGTCGATGTCTTGAGGAGAACAAGGTCGTGCGTGTTACCGATGAGCGAATCGAGCGCCGCAACTGAGCCGGCCTCTGTCGCAAGCTGCGTCCAGATCTGCATCCAGTCGCCATACTGACGGTCAATGCGCTGTCCACCGATTTCGAGCTCAACCTGGTTAACAAGGCGGTGGCCGATGTAGTTAACCCAGCGGAATGCATCAATCGAGTTACCGAGCTGGCTAGCCGATGAAACATCAATCTGGGGAAGAACAACCTGAACATACGTCTTGTACATAAGATCGGCGTTACGGTTGATAACAGCCGTTACACGCTTATTGAAGTCGGCCTGGCCGTTGAACGTTACCTCAATAGACTCCATCGCGAAGTTCGTGTGGCGCTTGTATAGAATCTTCCAGAACGTGATCTGGGGGTTACCTGAAATGTAGATATCCTGCGCACCATAAGATACAAGTTGCATTAAACCTCCACCCATTCTGTTGTTATGATATACTACAAGAAAGTTTTCTTAACCATTTTTCTACGACCGACCTCTAGATAAAAATATTTAGACTCCGTCCATGCACTTTGTCATCTTCGAGACGCAGCACACAACTAGCGGTATCATAACAAAACCACATGCAGCTCCAGTAAGAACACATGCGCCGGCGACAAAGAAGCCGGGGCTTAAAATTAGAGAAACTCCAATTGCTGTGACCGCACCCAAAAGAATGAGGAATGCCAATTCTTCTTTGTAATTGATTTTCCCCATTATGATCAAATGGATATACTTAGCATTCCCACCAGTAATCTACTATTAAATACGTTTTTACGTTCTTGTGTTCTCTTTGTATTCCTAGTTTTTGGATTAAAAATGTCATACTATAATGCATATTGGGCGGCGATTGTTCATGACACAATATCACTGAATCTAATTCGTTGAACCAAACCCCCCAGACCCTCGATTATCAAGTGGACGCGGGAGTTCATTCTCAGAATGCACAATCTGTACACGATTCCATGGAAGGAAGTCGTTACGGCAAATCTGAAATAGTCGGAATCCGTGATTCACAACAAAGTCTGGTTTGTTTGGACTGTGGTCGAGAATGTCTACCTTTGCCTTAACTTCGCCACGATATCCTGAATCAATAAGTCCAATAGAGTTAGAGAGTCGAAACGGCGTTGCACTGATAGAAGAACGAGGTACAAGAAGAGATGGAAGGGGGGTGTCGTTGCAATCTACTGCAGCAACCTTAACGCCCAGTTCAAAAGTGTGCATAGTGTTGTTAAGAGAGATATTTCCACCTAGCATCGGAAGATCAAATCCCGAATCAGTTGAACGGCGATTTGTCATATGCTCCAATAGCAGAACGCGAAGATTGGGATCAGCTGCATAGATGTAAAGAGTCATTTTAATTGTGAGAGCATAGGAATACATACATCCATTTTCAATGAACTTTGATACAACTGAAATAGTTTCTCTCGGTATTTGCATTAGCGTTATAATTGCTGTCGTCATTACACCAGTAGGATGTGCTATTCAAGCGGAGTGTTCGAGAATACTAAGAGAGCGGAATATGCAGCAAGGTATTGTACCGCCAATAGCTTCAGCGCCCGAAGAGGAGGAATACGACCCAATGTATAATCAACTGTAACAAATAACGGATTGAAGTGACCGTTGGTTATATATAGAGCTGACATATGCGAAAGACCAACCAGGAGAGGATTTGAATGTGTATACAAAACTGTTGCACATACAAGTAATGTTCCTAAATACTCAAGAAGAAGCATTATTATATTAATAGAATAATCATTTAATCCTTAAAAACATTTTTCATGTAAATGAAGACGTGTATCATCAGTGCAAACATAGGAGGTATTGATTCTTCAAGAACTCCTATATCAAATATGTTTCAGTACTCTGAGTTTCCACGAGCATTGCCACCTAGACTTCAGTCTAAGTATTTCAAGATGTGCTCCCATTGGCTTAAACCGGATTATGACGCTTATGTCTGGATAGACAGTTCTTTTGTAGTTCATGATGGAATCATTGATTGGATGATTAAACATATGGGAGATGCAGATTGTGCGTTTTTTGCACACTTGCACCGTAATTCAATTGTGGATGAAGCTAAGTTTGTTGAAGATCAAATGAAAGCAGGAAATCAATATTTACTGGCTAGATACTCTGGTGAGAAAATGACGGAGCAGGTTGATGAATATATAAAAGATGGGTTTCCACCAGAGTTTGGTCTTTACGGTGGTGGACTTTTTATACGCAAAAATACTCCTGCAGTGAATCATGCATTTGATCACTGGTATATTGAAAACACAAAGTGGACAATTCAAGACCAATTAAGTCTTCCTTATATACTTTGGAAACACAATCTAAAGTTCAAGGTAATTGACAAGCGAATGTTGTATTCTGGACCATTTCATTATTTTTCTAACCATGCACGAAATATTTAATTAAACCATCTTTGATTATCTCGAAATGCCTTATCGATATCTGAATAAGATGGTCGTTGAATCATTAAAGAAGGCACAACACAGTACCATTTATCTTTTGCCTGAAGATGCTTCCAGTATTGATCAATTGCATACATTGGGTAATTGTCGGTTCGCAAAAACCCGCTCAAACCTTCTTCAAAATTCTCAAGAAGTTTTGAATAGTATCCCGAGTGAACTATATACGCGGTAGTTGTCTGACCACTTGCAAGCTTGTAGTTAGAGTCTACACGCAAAAGTGTTCCTCCTAAAACAAGAACATCATAATCATGTTTGGAAATCTTTTCAAGGATTGCATAGCCACGATTAAACATATTCCACGTTGCATCATCTTCCACAACCATATAGTTTGGCCATCCTTGCTCGATTGCCATCTTTAGTACTGCAATATGGCTCATAGTGCATCCAGCAGCACCCTTCACATGTTTAATTGCATTGAATCTTTGTATCTTTTCGGCAGGTATATATTTCAACAGTTCAGATTCGACTTGGGCTTTCCTATCCAATCTGTGCTCTAAATTAATATATACAACTCTATCTACAAAATCAAACATATTATACTTTATGAGAACACATCTGTGTAATTCAC